TACAGATGTGGATGTCCACACGGCCCAGTATGTTGGCGCTCCATTTGTCTATGGCTTTGAGAAGGCTGGCTCTGGCTGCGGTCTCATTTCGGCCCAAGCGGTGGCGGCCATTGATACGGCAGCCATTTGGATGTCACGCGCAGGCTTTTGGATTTATGACGGCTATGTCAAGCCACTGCCAAGTGATGTGTCAGATTACATATTTGACAACATCAACTATGCCCAAGCCTCCAAAATCTATGCGGTCCATGTCAGCAAGTATGGTGAGATTTGGTGGTATTACCCAAGCGCATCGAGCAATGAGAATGACAGTTATGTCACTTTCAACTACCGCGAAAACCACTGGAACATTGGCACATTGGCCAGAACTGCTGGGGTCGATGCCGGAGTGTTTACCTATCCTTTGATGGTCTCCAGCACTGGCTACATCTACGAGCATGAAGTTGGCTTTAACTATGACAGCGCCAGCCTTTACGCTGAAAGTGGCCCAGTCCAATTGGGCAATGGCGACAACATCATGTCGGTGCGCCAAGTTGTCCCAGACGAGCAGACCTTGGGTGAGGCGGTGGTCTCATTCAAAACCAGAAATTACCCAACTGGCACTCAATCGTCATTTGGACCATACACGGCAGCCAACCCGACTTCTGTCAGGTTCTCTGGCCGCCAAGTCAATATGAGGGTCACTGGCAACACTTTGGCCGACTGGCGCGTTGGAGTGATGAGGCTTGATGCTGTGCCAGCTGGTAAGCGATGAGTGACCAAGAACAACTGGAAAGACTGCGCCACCATGTGGAGGCTGCTTTAGAATACAGTGGAGGCACACATAATTTTGACGATGTCGCTGAGATGGTTGAGGATCACAGATTGCAGTTGTGGCCAGCCAAGGACTCAGTGGTATTAACCGAGATCGTTGTCTATCCCAGGCTAAAGAATTTGCATTACTTCTTAGCTGGTGGAGACCTAGACGAACTCTCAAGGATGAGACCATTGATCGAATCCTGGGGCAAGTCTATTGGCTGCACCAGGGTGACTCTAGCAGGCCGAAGGGGCTGGTCAGAGACATTTTTGAAAGACGAAGGGTACAAACCGAAATGGGCTGTACTTGCAAAGGAACTTTAGGGGAAGACTATGGCTACAAAGACCGAACAATTATTGGCGTATTTACAGACACCAGGCTTGTCAGATGCGGCAATTGCCAATGAAATAAACCGAATTGGAATTTCAGCGCAAGAGGTTTCTGCCTTGACGGGTGTGCCAGTGGACACTGTGCAGCAGCGCATTACAGCTGCAACGCCAGTCACAACGGCCACAAAGCCAACCTTTGCAACGCAAGCAGAGACTGGTCTCTATGACTATCTGCAAACGCCTAATTTAACTGACGCACAAATTGCTGCTGAAGTGAATCGTTTGGGTCTCAATGCCCAGCAAATATCAAGCATGACGGGTGTGCCAGTGGGCCAAGTGCAGTCAAGACTTGCACCATTTGCTCCTAAAGTTACAACGCCAGTGGTGACAACTCCAGTGGTGACAACGCCAGTCACAAAAACCACAACTAACTATGACGCATTTGCCAACTGGCTCAAGACAACACCTAATTTGACTGACACGCAAATTGCTGCTGAGATGAATCGTCTTGGCATCACAACGGGCCAAGTGGGTCAGATCACTGGGATGCCTGGCACAGACATTGAAAATCGTTTCAAAGCGACCACACCATTTGCTGGTGCAACCCAAGGCTTTCCCCAGAACTTCAACAATTACACATCAATCCCAATTGGCTCTCAGTACAACCCATTTGCAGTGGGTGGCAGTGGTTCACCCTATGGCCAGATCATGGGCCAGATGAGACCAGTCGGTAATCCTTATCAAAATGTTGTCGGTAACTTGCCCATGGGTGGCTACAACCCTGGTCTATATGACCAGATCGCAGCGGCTAATTTGGCAAGAGACCTTGCTGCCAAGGGTGGCACAACATTGGCTGATTACTATGGCGCTGGTGGTGGTGACAGCGGTGATGGTGGGGATGGCGGTGGTGGGGATGGCGGTGGCAATGGCAGTGGTGCTGCCAGTGGCGACTGCGTAGACCCAGATGTGCATATTTTGCTTGCTGATCGCAGCACTGTTCGCGCAGGCGATCTCAAGGTCGGTGATATGTTGCACACGCTACATGATGAGACATTTGTCTATGGCGACTTTCCAGTCGAATATGTCAATGTTCTTCAGCGCCCCAAAGTTGAAGCGCTGTTTGATGACGGCCAAAAGATCATTATTTCCATTACGCATAAATTTTTAACTGCTGACAATAAGTGGGAAAAGATAAGCGACATTGAAATTGGCACATCAATTCGCGGTTTTGGAGATGTGACCAAGAAACTGGTCAGCATCACTGATGTAGGCACTGGACCAGTCATTGAGATGGTGGTTACAGACGCACACACCTACATTTCTGAAGGTCTTGTCTCTCATAATAAATTCTATGGCGGTCTGATCACCAATGTTTCTGGTCGTGACCCTGCTGGACCAGATGAGGGTCAAGTCAACATGATGCGCGGAGAATATGTGATCAAGAAGTCTTCAGTCGATAAATACGGCAAGGGACTTTTGGACATGATCAACGAAGGCAAAGTGCCTGCCAAGAAAATGAAGTCTTTACTCGGATAAGGTGGCAATATGTCAAAAGGTGGAACAACAACCTCAACAAGCTCCATTGATCCACAGATCAAAGAAGCATTCCTGGCCAACTTTCAGCAGGCCCAAGGCGTGGCCGGTGCATTGCCGGTCCAGCAGTTTGCTGGGTACAACCCAATGTACCAGGCAGGCGAGGAGGCTTTGGTCAACACTGCCTTGGCTGGCCCAGGCATCACTGGCACTGACCTGGCAGCACAGATGGCTGCTTATGGTGGTGTTTATCAGCCTGCACAAATTACAGCGCAGCAGACCAATTTGGGCATGACTGGACCAGGCTCCATCGGCTCATACATGAATCCATACACAAGCATGGTGCGTGAAAACGCATTGGCCGACCTGGAGTCTGCAAGACGCGCTGCCATTCAGCAGACTGGTGAGCGTGCCACGCAAGCGCGTGCATTCGGTGGCTCTCGCCAAGGTGTGGCCGAGGCTCTGACAAACCAAGGGTTTGCTAAGCAGGCTGCCACACTTGGCACAACTCTAAACGAGCAAGCATTCAACCAGGCAATGGCCGCGCAGCAGGCAGACATTGCGCGCAGATCAGCAGCCGACATTGCCAATCAGCAAGCCGGTTTGCAAGGCGCTCAATTGCGTTTGGGCGGTGCAAGCCAGCTCGGTAATTTGGCTGCGCAACAGCAGGCATTGCGTCTTGGTGGCGCTCAAGCTGTCATGGCCGCTGGTGGTGCGCGTCAGGCTTTGGACCAGCAACAAATGGATGCCATTCGCAACATTGGTTTGCAGCGCCTGGGCATTGTCCAGTCTTCACTTGGTGCGCAGCCTGCCAACCTTGGTATGGTGGCAACGACTCCATACAGCCAAAACCCGGCTGCTGGCGCTCTTGGTGGCGCTTTGGCTGGTGCAAAGCTGGGTAGCATTGTTCCAGGTGTCGGCACTGGCATTGGCGCTGGTGTTGGTGCTTTGCTTGGCCTTTTAGGTTAAAGGGTAAAAAATGGCTGAATTTAATCTTGATGGCCTTTTAGGCACGATGTTTGGCAGCGCAGACAGTGAGCTTGAAAAACTTTTGAGTGCAAAGCAGCGTGAACAATGAGGTTTGCAGTCGACACTGGCTGCGGCAGCTGCATTGCTCCAGGCTGGTGGCCGCAGTCCACAGCGTATTGGCCTGGGCCAAGCTCTAGGCGCTGCCCTGCAAGCTGGCCAAGGTGCTTATGAGAAAGGCACTGCTGGAGCTGTCAACCAGTTAATGCTTAATGCAAAGCTCAAAGAGATGCAGGCAGAGTCTGCTGGCAATGAGTCTTGGAGACAATTGCTCAGTGGAATTTCTCCAGTCGGTGCGGCTGCTGCAACGCAGCCAATGCCAACTGGAACGGCCGCGCAAACTGGCCCGGCTATGCCAACTGCTGATCAAGAGATGGCAGCGCCAGCTCCAGCGCAGGCAGGGCCACTTGCATTTTTAAACCCAGTGCAAAGAGCTTTGTTGGCCAATATGCCACGCAAAGAGGGCATGTCTGAAGTGTTGAAAATGATGCAATCTCAGGCTGAATTTGGAAAGCCAGAGCCAGTCGTGATGAATGGCAAGACTGTCATGGTCCAGTACAACAAACTGGGTGAGTCACGCATTGCCAAAGATGTTTCGCCCTATGAGGCTCAATCCCCTGACATTCGCGCTGTTGAATACATCAGTGGCAAGCCATTGGCTGGAACTGGCCAAGAAGGCATTGGCGCTGTTGGTCAGTATCGTCAGCAGATCGCACCAAAGACTCAGGTCACTGTGCCAGTGGACATGACTGGTGGCCAAAAAGGCTTTGAAAATGAAATGAATCTGGCCAAGGCATTCAAGGCCGAGCCAATTTACAAAGATTACAGCGACATGAAGTCTGCTTTTGGCCAGGTGGTTTCATCTTTGAGCCAAGGCACACCAATTGGTGATGTGGCTGGTGCGACCAAAGTGATGAAATTGCTAGACCCAGGCTCTGTTGTTCGAGAGTCTGAGCTTGGCATCGCCATGGCAGCCTCTGGCCGCATGGACCGATTGAACAACTATTTCAGCAACATGATGTCTGGCCAGAAGCTCACGCCCACACAGCGCGAAGACTTTAAGGCTTTGTCAAATGAGCTGTATGCAGCCGCTGGTGATGCGTACAACAAGAAGCGCCAAGAATTCTTAGGGTTTGGCCAAGCCTACGGCTTCAAAAACCTTGATGCAGCCCTTGGCGCTCCAGCCACTATCCCATCACTAATACGTGGTGGAGCTGGGGGCGGTGGTGCAGCAAGACCATCTCTTGGTAACATCTTTGGAACACCAGGAGGTCGATGATGGATGGCATTAAAGAGAAGATCAAAGAAGCACAAAAGGCCGGTTATGGCGATGATGAGATTGTCCAATTCCTGGCCCAAATGCCAACTGTTGGAACGCAAGTTACCACAGCGCTTGAGAATCAATACAAGCCAAGCGAGATTCTGAAATTCTTGGCTGAGTCCAAATCAAAAGCATTTGAGGCTGGCGCTGGATTGAGCAAGACAACACGCGCAATGGCCAGTGCTGCCGGTGGCCCGACCTTTGGCTTTGCCGATGAATTGGCAGGGTTTCTTGGCGCTCCAATGTTGGCCATGCAAAAAGGCGTGCCATTGTCTGAAGCCTACACAATGGGCCGCGACATATTCCGAGGCGCTGCTGAGTCTTATGAGAAAGAAGCGCCATGGACATCAGCCGGTCTCAAACTGGCTGCAAGCGCTCCAATGATGATTGCTGGAATTCCAAGCAAGATTGCTCAAGAAACAGGCAAGGCAATCATGCCAGCCATTCAAACAATTGCTCCACGCATTGCACCAACTGTGCAACGAGCTGGCCAGTATGTGGCTGGAGCGCCAGCAGCTGGCCAGATCATGGGTCTTGGCCAACGCACAGTCCAGGCCGGTGCTTCTGGTGCAGGCTATGGATTATTGGGTGGCATCGGTGAATCCACTGGCCAAAGCGCCCAGGAAATTCTTGCTGATGCTGCAAAAAGCACATTGGTCAGTGGTGGTCTTGGTGCTGTATCTCAGCCTGCCATGGCCATCTTAGGTGCTGGTGGTCGCCAGGTTATGGCTCGCGTTTCTCCCACATCTGCTGGCACTTACGCGCAGCAAAAAGTGGCAGAAGCATTGATGCGTGATGTGCCAGAGGCTTTGGCCCCCAGTGCATTGACCATGGCTCAAGCCCGTTTGGCCAAATTAGGCCCAGAGGCTCGCATTGCTGATGTTGGTGGCAAGTCCACACGCAATTTGCTCGATGTGCAGGCCACATTACCTGGCACAACGACTGAGGCTGTCGAGCGTGCCATCAGAGAGCGTCAAGTTGGCCGTGCTGGTCGATTGATGACTGGTGCTGATGAAACACTTGGAACTGGTGGCGCTCAGTTTTTACAGACTTTAGATAATTTCAATGCCCAGCGTTTTGTCGAATCTCGCCCATACTATGCGGCCATTGACAAAGCAGCCTTGAAAGTTGACGATTCATTGACCGATGTTTTCAAGAAATCTCAAGGTGTCCAGGGGGCTTCTGAATTGTTGTTCTTGACCAAAACTGGTCAAACAATTGATTTATCCAAATTAAAACCTGGTGATCCAGTGCCAATGAATGTCTTGGATACATTGAAACAATCTCTGTATGACGCATCACTGGAATTGAGAAAAGCTGGACAAAACTCACAAGCCAATGCATACGATGATGTGCGTCAAAAATTGGTCGGTGTGCTTGAGGCCCAGTCACCCAAAGTTGGTGGCCAGTCTGCATACACCATGGCCATGAAGACATGGGCTGGTCCATCACAAATGAGAGAAGCCGCTGAAATTGGTAAGGGTGTGATGAAGGGTGACATTCTGGACATTCAGCAAGCCACAAAGGGAATGGCCCCATCAGAGATTGACGCATTCAGAATTGGCGTGTTGCAAGGTTTGCGTGAAAAGACTGGCACAGAAGCTGGCCAAACATCTTTGCTCAAGTTTTACAAAGAGCCTGCAACCCAAGCCAGATTGAAGGCTGCATTTGGCGATGACTACAAGGCATATACAGCGACAGTGCTGAAAGAAGAGCAGCTCAAAAAACTTGAGGCCATTGGCCGTGGCTCACAAACTGCTGCGCGTTTGGCTGGCACTGCTGATCTTGAAGTCGCGCCATTGGGCCAGGCTGCAATGGCAGCATCGGCTGGCAATGTGCCTGGCATTGTGGCTGCTGCCACAAACCTGATGAATCAGACAAGAACTCCAGAGGCTGTGCGAAATGAGATCGGCAAGATTTTGCTGTCGCGTGATCCACAGCAATTGGCCCAATTGTCTGAAGTGATCAAGAAGTTGAACGAATCACGCGCCAGAGCTGCTGCCATTGGTGGCCGACCCTCTGGCCAGATCGGCTCAATGATCACTGGCTATGAGGGTCAGTAACCCCAAAAAACGCGGCCACCAGAGGGTCGCGTTTGACAACCCGTCTTTTCTGCCTGCGTCTGGCCAGGCCAAAGTCTTTGTCATCGGCTGACATCTTGTCCCGATATTTCCGAATTCGCTCCGCACCTGGCACTGGACCAGGCGCTTGAGCGTCTTCACCCTCACCCCATGACCACAATGGCCGCCACTGGCCATTTGCATTCACCCTGGTGTATCCAGAGATGTGGACCATGTCTTTGAGGTGCAGCTCAAAAAGAATCCTGGCAGCGCTTCTGCGCACGCAAAAGCACATCTTGGCCAGGTCAAGGTCTGACAGATTGCTTTTCTTCTTGAGTGCAGCCTCAATGGCAGGGCCTACACGGGGTTTATTGCCTCTAGGCATCACTGGCCTCAGTGCGTGCTTTAAAGCGCTCCAGCATCGTTTTGACAACGAATGCACGGGTTTTAAGCTCATCAGGGATGGCATGGCCAAACTCTTCTGGATGGACCATGTCATTGACTAGGTCCAGGCAGGCTTCAAGGGCTGGTGCTAATTCTTTGTTCATTGTTTCACCTGGTACTGTGGATTCGCAAAGTTATTCCAGATTGTCGCGTCTGGATCAATTCTTTGCTGGACCAGGCGAATCTTGGCCAACTTCTCACGGCCATCAATCACCTGGGTGTAACTGTCGGCATATTCAAAGCCCCAGTCAAAGTTACGCACAGCGCGCGTGTATTCATCAATCGTCATGGCTTAACCCCTCCAAGCCAACATCACGCCAATGCCACCAAAGATGATGATGGCCAAAGTCCATTCGATCAGGGCTGTAATGATTTTCTGTTTCATGTCGTTTCTCGCGTTAAGTAGTAGGAGTAACGAATTCTGACAGAATTTAATAATCTGTAAACAATTATTTTTTATCTGTTGTTTTTATACATATACCGCAATTAGAATGCGCCCATGGAATCAATTCACACTATCAGGGCAAGGGCCAAGGCTCACAAGATAACCATGGCTGCGGTGTGCCAGGAGGCTGGCATCCAGCAGTCCCAGGTCAGCCGGTGGCTGTCTGGAACTGTGGAGCCACTCTGGACTTCAGTTAAT